CCCCACGGGAATCCACATCTACCGGTCAGCTAAACCCGTACATGCAATATATTATCTAGTTCTGTTTTTGTGTTTTTCTGTTTTTGTTTTTAACTACAATCTCTTCATTTTCGCGAGGGTTTCATAGCGGGATGTCCAAAGTTGTGGACGTCCTGCTTGCCTCGGGACTTCTTAGCATTCTTCTTCTGGGCCGATTGAATCAACGCCGCTGCCCGGTCTTGCTTAATGGACTGGTTCGCGGTGTGACGTATGGCTTTAACTGCTTCATGCCCAGCGCCGAAAGCTTTGATCATCATCTCCGCGGCGTTTACCAAAGGGTAAGCCGCAGGAATGACGCGCTTGGCGACGTTGGCAATCATAGTGTACCACTTTCCTAGGTCGTTCCAACCTTGCGGACAACCTGGTGGCAGGTTGTTGGCGACAATGTTGTATAAAACGAGTGCGTTTGGATCGTACGTAGCACTCGGCTGTGAGAGCGCTAGGAAGGTGGGCTTGTTTGCAGCAGGTAGTCGTTCGATTCCGACCCTCCATGTGACAAAGAGGGTGGTCTTGGGAGAAAGGCCGGTGAAATAGGCCCCGCTCGTTGACATCCTGGAAAAATGCACTGCTGGTGCTACGTTATACGGCGATCTGTCGTTTTCGATCGGTGCTGCGGAGAACCCCGCAGTCTGACCGACCAATCCCGGTGAGATGAATGAGCCGTTTACGTGAGCGCCACCCAACGACTGGCCGTAGCCAGACAGATCGGTGTTGGACGCGTTGTTTTGGGCTATGACGTAATTGCGCTGCGTAGGTGCCTGAAACTCGTTAGAGCTCTGGAACTTAGCAGTACAGTAGCAACCGTCACGTGCGCCCCAAGTGTGCGCGCCTGGCATGATCTTCGCTTCCGCGATAGTGTTGGGAGGGGAGCGGTAAGTGTTGCTGCCGACAGTGGCAACCGCATAATCATTTGTAGCAATGTCTCGTCTTGGCGTGTAAACTTGTGACGTGTCCTGGGAATGCCCATACTCGTACACTGTAACAGCGCCTTGCTTGAAAATGTCTGCGGTCGTGTTGACAACTTCAAATCCGGAATAAATAAGCCTATACGCGCCTAAGTCTGTGGGCTCGAAATCAAGATAATCATCAAGGTTGATTTGATTCGTCGCATAGCCGCCAACGGCAGTGGCTGGCATATGACCTGGCGTGAAAGTTAGGTCTGATCCGGTTCCGCCCCCTGCAGGGACTGAATTGATTAGTAAACCGTCAAGTCTGGAAGTTACTGGGTAATTGTTCGGGGCTGGCTGCGAGCCTGCGCTGCCGACAAAATTTATGCAGCCGGCAGGGCGCGCATTGGTGACGCCCGAAACAAACTTTGTACCCATTGGCTGGAACTCCCCTGTAATGTTGTAGCCGTCTGCGACGGCTCCGCCTGTGATGTCTCCACGGACCGAATTGGGCGGTTTCGCCCAATCGATCGGAGACAGAGCAATGTGGCAATCCCAATTCGCGTCGGTTGCTAAGCCGAGGGGAGCCGAGATTTCGATCGCCTGACGCACTTTCACCACTACTGTGGGCTCGGTGCTGACGTCGGGATAACCGCGGAGGCTGTCTAACTGTAAATCATGAAATGGATCCAATGCGGACTTAACCCAATCACACGCTTCTTTCGTGATTTGGCGAGTTTCGCATAGGCCGTGTAGAGGATCCTTTGATCGCACAGCTGCGACTAACTGTTGTGGAGTGCTGCTTGACATGGTGGTTATAGTTAGTAACTATGGTTTTTGCTCTGTGAGCTGTAGCTGGTTGGTAGATGGTTCCTTGCTACTTGTGGACACCAGCCGGCGTTCGACCGACACCGGCCCCGTGGGGTAAACGGACCTCTCTAGCCAATGGCATGAGTGATCCGTATCGCTTTCGTTTTCTGCTTTCCCGACGACGAGCGCTTGACTGCACTCGGGCAGCCCTCTGGTGTTCGCGATGGAACGGGTGGCTTGACTCGCTTTTTCTTTGTCTTGCCAACCGATTTCGATGTTGATGCGGCACCTGGCTTCGTCGCCTTGGTCGTTGGGTCTTTGGTCACTTTCTCGTTCGCGGCGGTCCCTACAGGTAGACCGCCTTCAGACGCGTTTGCGCTGGACGAGGATTCGTCGAATTTCACACTTGGTAACCGAGCGATCTTGGCCCGCAGGATGGCCATGTCGTTGTCCCACGCGAGCTCTTTGGCGTCCGTACTTTTAACAACACCTCCTGGGAAGTGGGTAGAAAATAACGGCTGGGCGGGTGAGCTCTGAGCGTCGGACTTCTTCGGTTTGCTCTTGATCGGTTGCTTGGGTCCACTACTAGGTGGGACTTCTGCAAGCTTTTGATATAAGGGTCCAGCTTTCACGTCTCCGGCTGCAGTTTGAATGCGCAGCCAGTGGCGAACCGCGGACAACAACGCTTTGCGATATTTTGGAGCGTTGCTAGGGTGTCCGTGGTGCTTGGTTCCATCTTCGTTGACCGTGGCAAGTTTTACGTTTACCTTGCCGTACTGAACGACCTCGTCTGGCTCGGTGTGATTGAGCGGACGATCGATGATGGATAAATCCTTACTAGGAACGTGTTTGTCGTGGCGGAATACGGGATGGAGTTCGATCTCCTCAAAACTTCGTGGAACGGAATAGTAGTTAAACATGCCTTGTAAATCCGTACAGGGCCAGGCCTGACGGTAAAGCACGTCCATCCACATACCTTTCTCCTGGTGGTAAGTAACTGTTTCACCAGATGAAGTCAAAAGGTAGTTAAGATCGTAATTCTTGGAAAAGTTCCAATCGTATTCGCGTTTGCCAGCACAAATGATGCACCGTGCGACCGCCGATAAGTATGGCGATAGTGCATCCGTTGTTAACACAGCGCGCGCTTTGTCAAAAAGCCTTCTGAGTCGATCGACGTGATCGGGCAGAGTGTCTCCACAGCACGTGAACTTCACCATGATTCTAGACGGGTCTTGTATGCTAGAAACCACGGTGCGTAATACGCGCACTGTTGGGCCGAACTTGCGTCCAATAAAGCCGAGGGTGCCGTCTAAATGAGCGGACTTATATTTGGCTTTATGGTGTAAGTTGCTTGCGGCCGTGACGAAACTTGCTTCTTTCAAATCGCACCCAAACGAGTCATCCCCTGCGAAACCGCAGCACTGAAGGACCCACTCCCACGCGTCTTGCGAGCTGTAACCCTCGTCGCGTTTGGCAGTGTAAGTCAGGAAAATATTCTCCAACGTGTTGTTGATGGTCGTGTCCGGCACACCAGATCCTTCGGCGAATCCGGAATTGTACTTATGACCATGTTTGGTGCGCATTTTCATTCCTACTGTTAGCATGTGTAATTCTTGAGTCTTTAAACTGTGTCCGTCCTTGAAAAACTTGTTGAGAATGGCCGAAAAGATTACCCTCCATTGGATGTCTTTCCGCCCATCTTGCCGGCTGAGGTCCCCCTCAAATAGCCGACCGTTCGCCGAGCGCTGTGCGACGCGCTGGACCAACTGTTCAACCTCTTTTACATTTCGACCAACTGCGGAGCAGGGCAAAGTAGTCAGCAGCGCCTTGAGGGCATACATGTAGCCCAAAAACTTTGCTTTCACCTTATCCCTTTCCTTCGTCGAAATTATGCGCGGCTCGGCCTTGAGCTTGCCGTCGCATTCGCCACCGTCGTTCTCCTTCTTTACGAAGGCGCCATTGGACTTACGGAGCGGACGCGCATCGTCGGCGCAAATTGAGGTCTCAATCGTGTTTCTCTTGTGCGGAGTATCTTGGTGTTCGATCACCGACTCGTAGCACCAGGGTTCAATGAACTGCAAACCAGTTGCAGCAACCCAGTGCCGATGAAGGTGGCCGATAAACTCCCTGCCATAGTCCGTAATCTTCGGACTAATGAGCGTTTCCGACGGTCCTGACATGACCGCCAGCAAGCGTGTGTTAACTGCCTTAGCTTCGTTGGCAGCTGATTCCATCGGTCCGACGGGTGTCGCGACCAACGGTCTCATTAACGGACGCATGCCCTTTGCATTCACCGGCCCAATGTAGTTCATGTTACTACACTCGTATAGCTGGAGAAAGGGAATCGCATCGGCATCAAAGTTGCCCTTAGTATCCTTAAGAAAATCAAGCAGAAAAGCCCGGTCGGCCGGTACTCTCTGGTTGAACTGCTCAACGGCGTCTGCGGCCGAAATTCGTTCGCGGCTACAGATTTTGACGAAATCGCAGTAATCTAATACTAACCCGGAGAAGTCGCCGCAAAGAGCGATGTGGACTAAGCAAGTCTCATCGACCTCTAGCGTATCGTCTTCGCAGCGATTGACCAATTCTGCGTAAGTGGGGTTGCAGACTGGTTTCTTTCCGGGGGTGTTGACAACTAACACAGAGTAAGAATTTCGAGTGCCCCGCACGTTAACCTCCAAGTGGCGTAGAGGCGGTGCGGCGGGTGGTTGACTGCGGACAGCCAAACAAAACACTCGAGCGAGGGTTTCTCTCCAAGACCAACTGGCGTTACAACCCAATAAAACGGGCTCGCACAGATCTTCATGTGGTGAGAAGCGAGGTCCAAAAGCCCTCTGTACTATTCTTTGTGTCACAGCAAAAGCGACGGTCTTAACGACGCCTTTATATGCTGAATGATGCGTGTAGCGGGGATTGACGCCGAGGGACGCGAGCAAAAGCTGTGTGATACTCTTGGGTTCGCGCGCGATCGGCATCAAAAGGACAAACTTGTAATCAGAATCGCTTTGGGGATAACGCACATAGACCTTGTAAGACCACTCACCTAATGATACTTCAGCACCGTTGTTGAAGTCCCAAATAGGGTGGTTAAAAGTCTTTTCGCTCCTTTCACCCGACAAGCTGCCAGAATGAGAGTTTACGATATACGTTAATTTGTTATCGGAGTTGAAGTTGTATCTCCGATGTCGTTCCCTACCGCACGGTGCTGTGATGTATAGCGTGCGGAGCAAAATTGGTAGTCCAATGTCAATCTTTCTTAATTGGATATAAAAATCTACCATGCTCATTACGATTACGTGACGACGATGAACGGAGCTACGATGTTGATGGCCCCGACGTTTGTCCTCGTTCCAATAATGGACGAGTGAAGATCCGTCAGCTGGTGCCGGTTCCGCCGCGTACGATGCGGTGGAGGTGGCTGTAGCCGTTGTTTCCTCAATGATCGGTTGCTCCTCCGTTTCCGAAGTTGCAAGGTGTTGGACGCTGTCGATAAATTCGTCTGGTTCCTGTTCCCCCAATTCTATGAGAGGACCATGATGTTTGACGATGTCGAAAGGTTCGTCCGGTTCCTGTTCCAATTGCTTGGCGGCGGGATCTGCCGTGTCTAATTCAAGCTGTAATCCCATTGTCGAGCTGGAGAACACATTATAACCTCGGCTAAACTGACCTCTTAAAGAGGCAGCGGAAAAGCCGATTCCGCGACCATCGACGCCATGTGACGCCAATTGGCTTAAGTGCACGATGCGTTCATCAAGTGATACTTTAGCCTGGCCGAAGAGTTTTAAAGTGCGGTTGAATCTTGTGTCTCCGTTGGTTGGATGTCCGATATCCGGCTCTGATGCCGGCACTTCCTGATACTTTACAGTTTCTCGCTCATCGTGACTTGATTGATAAGCATAAACGGAACGACCGGCGGAATGCACGATGTCTACCATGTTCTGATATAACCGTGTCCCGTCGCGGGAACGCGTGAAAGGCTGTGCCTTAAACGCGTCCACCAATAGGTCGTCTTCGAGCTGTCTGGCAATAGTTTCGCTAGACGGCAGCTCGGCATAGTCGACTGCTAAGTCGACTGACAAAAATGCACACATAATTGGTGAAGGCTATCTGCCCACGCTGTGCGTATTCTCGTCGAGAGCTCTGTCCTGCTATGCAGGGTAAGCTCTACCTCCCGTATCGTGGGAGTGACGGT